CCTGTAATGTCTGTATCATAGTCAAATGTTGTAAGATTAAACTGAGTTGAAATGCAGCCCTGTAGCATCAAATTTGAATCACTACAAAGGCTGCCTGTCAAACTCATACTTTCTTCCTGAATGTTTGCATTTGTGATTGGAGCTAAGTGTGAATTATTTGGAAATGTGATTGTTAACTTCTTTGGAACATTATGCTCTGTATATGCTCTTATTGTATCTTCATTTACGTTTAACATTGGTGCTCCTTTCTAGTACTCTATGAATGCATATCTTATTGATTTGTATTCAATGTCAGGCTTGCTTCCTTTGACTATTTTCTTTATCTCATAGTCTATGTCAGGAATATATGCTTTCATTTTCTGATATTTCAACTCTTCATTATTCCAATATTCAACACTTACTTTTCTTTCTGCATTATTTATCAGAGCCTTGTCTATTATCTGTTTGATTTTTCTCAAATCATTTAAATGCAATCCATCAATTGTGGTAAACTCAACTTTTGTTTTAAAATTCGGAGAAGTCTGACGAATCAGATAATTGTTTGAATTTCTGTATGCTTTTAATTCAGTTCTTTGGTTGTCTGTTGATTTGTAACTTTCCAGTGCTATGTATTCAGGTGGAAACTCCACATCATTTAACTTAATTAAATATCCCTTAAAATCTGCCATACTACTCCTTTCATCAGGTCCATACAGGTTTACCTGTTCTTCTCTGCTCCTGAACCACTTCCTGCTTAACCATATTGAATACTCCTCTTGAATCCTGCTGCACAATGACATTAACCTGCATGTTTGAAATTGCATTAAGTAAGTCTTTATCAGAAATACCTGTTGTGTTTTCACCCTGCACCTGTCTAAATGCGTCCACGATTGTTGATAATGGAGATTCAATGTTAACACCTTTTTTCTGATCACCCAACACTGCCATAAATTCATTGTTTGGTGGAATGACTGCTCCATTTGCTAAATAATGAACGTATTCATTCGTTACTGGAAGCTTCTTGATATTTAACCCGAACTTTTTTATTCCTGTTAATTTTTGAAACCATTTAGGCGGTTCTATTTTAATGCTATTAAGTTTTTCAATTGCAAAATTAAGACCTTCTACAATTTTTTTAATCATATAATTTATAAATCCTAATATTGCATTTATCGGATCTTTCACAATACTTTTTATTCCGTTCCATATTCCCTTAAGAATCTGTTTAATTCCTTCCCAAGCTTTCTTCCAATCTCCTGAAAATACTCCACCCAGGAAAGTAATTATTCCTGAAAGAACTGTTGTTATACTGTTTACCACACCTTTTATGGTATTGAATGCTGATTTAAATGCACCTGCAAATGTATTTACAATAAAGGTAACAAATGGCTTCATCTTGTCCCATACTGCCTTTATTCCATTCCAAATATTATTTAATATAGGACTTATTGCTTTCCAAACTGCTGCCACAGCCGACTTTATGTCATTCCATGCTTTTATCCAGAAATTTCTAAATGCTGACGACTTGTTCCACAACACTACAAAGGCTGCAACCAACGCTGTTATTACAATAATTACCTTTGCCATTGGATTTAAGTTCATTACAAAATTGAGAGCTTTTTGTGCAACACTTAAAAGTTTTGTTGCTGCTGTCTGCAATCCTGTCTTTATTGTAGCAATTACCACTTGAGCATTATTCTTTACCCAAGCTGCTGTGCTTTTTATCAGAACTGCCGTTATATCCCTTAAAACTCCTAAAGCTCCTGACATATTGCTAATAAACTGTGCTATTTTCATTCCTGCCATTGCTGTTCCAAGGGCAATAAATGCCGCCTTAACAGGAGTTATTCCGTTGTTTAATAATCCAGTCAATGTTCCCTTTAATAAACCAAAACTTACAGTAATTGCATTGCCTATGATTGTAAACACTCCGGCTATGATGCTTTCCCAATTAATGTTTCCCAGAAATGTACCTATATCCTTTCCTATCTTGTCCCATTTCACTTTTTGTAAGAATGTGCTTATTTCCGTTAATGCGCCGACTACAGCTATTCCAATTGTTTGTCCTAATTCTGTCCAATTAATGGCTTTAAAAAACTTATTAACTGTTTTGGCTATTCCTTCTGCAAAACTGCCCCACGCATATGTGGTAACAAATCCATAAGCGGTGTCTATTGCTCCCTGTACTGCATTTCCTAAAGTCTTTCCCAGTAATCCCCACTTAAAGTTTTGAACAAATGAGTTAATTGATTCACCTATGAATGTGCCAAACTGTTTAAAATCAAATGTTGTTAAAAACGTATATGCAAACCTAAGTCCTGTATTTAATGCCTGTGCAACTGTATTTCCCAGTGTTTTTGCCAAATCCATTACAGAAAAGAAACCATTTAAGGTCCTTGCCAGTTTTGAAGCTATGTCAGAGGTTGTTTTCTGTATGCTCTTCCACTGTATCTTTTTTAATGCATTATTTAATTTGTTTGCTACAAGTGCTCCTATGCCTTCCCAATCTCCTGATTTTATCAGTTTCTTGATTTGGTCAACAATTGGTACATCCATAGCCTTTGCATTAAATATCGGAGCAGATGTTGAACCTGATCCACTGCTTCCACTGTCAGAACCTGAATCAGTATCCTGCATTACATTTAATTCATCATATGATGCCAACTGCTGTTGCTTTGCCTTTGCATTCTTTTTACTTGCCTTTGTATTCTTATCTGTAGCCTGTGTGTTCTTATAAAGACTTTTTGCCATTGCCGTACTCTGTGCTATTGTCTTTCCAAATATTGAAGACATTACATTGGCAAGATAATTTGAAAATGTAACAAATGCAGACAACACACTTTTAATTGCCGGCAATACAAAGTTGTATAAAGGCGCAAATGCTGTTAACAGATTTCCCTTAATTTGAGCAATTAAATTTGACATTTCACCATCTGCTGATATTACATCCTGAAATGCAGTTCTTAATGCTCTTAGTGCCTTGGTCATCATTGAAAATACAAACACTCTTTTAACCATTCCACCAAGTTTCTTGCCTAATCCGTCAACCTTTCCTCCTACATTTCCAATAAGATTAGGAACCAGGTTTAATTTTTTTGTTAATGAATTGCCAACATTTCCTATGTCCTTTCCAAACTTTCCAAAATTCTTAATGACTCCCAGTAGCTTAGAACCTAATCCCTTAACAGATGAATTTACCTTTTCAGACATTGATGTGCCTGACTTTCCTGCATTTTCTTCTTTTTCTGCCAGTTCACCAATACGCTGTTTCAAAACATTAACTTTTCCCTGTGCATTATCGACATTCTGAGAAAACTTACTAAACTTTTCTGTATCACTGCCTAATTTAAACTTCTTGCCTTCCTCATTAAGTCTTGATACCTCTGATTCAGCAGCTTCCAGTTTTTTATCAACTGTATCAATGTCATACTGCATTTTCTTGTATGTCTGGCTATTTTTGTTTCCACCTGTCTCCTCAAATTTTTCTCTTGCATCTAACAGCTTAAGAAATTTCTTTGTTAAGGTGTCTACTTCTTTCTCTGCTGCAACATATTCTTCTGTTTTTATCTCTGTATTGGCAAACTCTTCTTTCTTTCTTGTGGCATTCTCCAATTCCACTTCTGCTTTTCGCAGTTGCTCTTCCAATGACATCATCTTGCTGGAAGTTTCAGAAGTGTCCACCTTTAAGGCATCCTTAATGATTCCACCCAATGATTTGATTGAACCTTTTAATCCACTAACAGATGAACTCATATTCTCTAAGCCTTCTTTAAAATCTGTATCATCTATTTTCGTATCAAAATTTAAATATCCATCTGCCATATCTTCACCCACAAAAAAAGACCACTATATTCCAAGTAGCCTTTTTAACTCTTCTTTTTCCTTTAGTTCTTCCTTTGTGTACCTTGTCTTTAGGTCCACCATTTCCCTGTTTTTTCTATAAAATTCAGCTTCATGCTTTTCAAGTTTCTTATGCTTTAACTTCTTTTGCCTTATGTTTACAACATCAGCAAAAAGACCTTCACCTATTCCCATGTAGTAACCTAAGAAAGTCCACCAATGCATGTATTCAAAAGACCTTACTTCTGTTCCTGCAACTTTGTTTACTGCTGAAAATATAAGCTGTTCATCCTGCTCCCAGTCCATCAGTTTAGGTTCGTTGTAATCAGAATCTTTTTTTGAATCATTCATTTCCATAAAGTTCATTGCCTTTTCATAAGCTTCCATATACAACGAACTGTCCATTTCATCAATGTTCTTATAAATTATTCTTAAACATACAATTGCCTTTTCCTCAACTGACAAATCCTGGTCATTAAACGCAGCGAAAACATTTAAAATGTCCCTGAAGTCTGTTCTTATCGGTTCTTCCTTTTCGCCAACCTTTATTGTTTTAGGTAATTCACCTATCATTTCTTATACTTCTCCGTATACTTGCTCATTCTTTTTTCTGACTTCTGCATTTCATACTTAACTTCTTTTTCAACAATAGGTACAAGAGCTTCAATTACACGCATAAATAAAAATTCTCCACCAACCAATGAGATTGGAGACTGATGATTAAATATTATGTCATGCACATTTGCATTAAATATTGAATCAATCTTTTCGTGTACTACCTTTTCTGCTTCTCTTAAGTTGTTGGTAAACTCCTCTTCATTACCGTCCTTAAGCTTTTTCTCCAATGCTTCAAAATCTGACAATGTGTCTTCCATTCTTGTAAGAATGCCAAAATCCTTTGGGTTAAATCTTATTACCCTGTTTTCATCATTATTTATTGCAAATTCCTTATATCCTTCATCAAAACTAATACTCTGCATTTATGTTTGTTCTCCTCTCTCTGCTTTTGATTAAATAAAGGGGCACTTTAATATGCCCCAAATAAAATTATTTAACTGCCTTATCTGACTGTGTGCTCTGTGAAGCTGCTTCTGTGAATGTTGGTGTTCCACTTGCAATCTTAACTGTTCCCTCTTTTCTGTTACCATTGAATGTAACATCAAAAGGAATGTTAATTCCACCCTGAGAGCCACCATAACTCTGTGGCTTAACTACACAATCCTCAATCCAAGCCTTGTGTGTTGCCTCTGAATCACCTTCAATCAGCACTTCAAGAATCTTAGTCTTGCAAGCATCACCTGTAAGACGATTCATAGCAATGTTTCTAAGATTGTCATAAATTGCATCATCAGGATTTGCATAATATGGATCTGCACTCATACTTGGCTCATATCCATTGTCATTTACTGATGTTTCATCAAGAATGTTTTTCACTGTGTCAGTATCAGGATTTAATTCAACCGACATGTCCTCAATGTCTTTACCAATCAAAAACCATTTTGGTGCACCTGTACCACCAAAACTTGCATCAATGTAATGCGCTAAATAACTTCTTTTTAATTTCATTTACATTTCCTCTCTTTCAACTGTGTAAGTTGCATATATCTGTAACTGATACATACATCCATCATTTATGTCACCAGTGGGAATCTGAAACAACATTGCATTTGCACATTCCACTGATTTTAATTTTCCTTTTCGCTTTCTATTGTTAATCGTCACATCCAACTCATAAGAGTTTTCATTTAATGATTCCAGCCAGTAAGATAGCTCTAGTAAAAAAGTGCTATTGGAAAGCCTATCATAATCATTAAAAGCCTGATTCATCGCGTATAATACAAAACTGTGTCTTCTCGTCTGATTTCCCAGAATGTCTTCCTTTACCTTTGTGTCTCCTGTTGAAGAAAGTCCAACGTTAACATCATCATTCTTTGTAAAATCAACGTGGATTTTGTTAGTAAACTCTTCAATCTTTGGATAATCTGTTAATATCTCCTTAACAAGTTCTATAATGTTCATGTATTATTATTCCTTCCCATAGCTATTGCCATTGCACCTTTTAATATGTCCTCTTTATGGTCTGCTTTCATTCTTTCAAACCATAGCTTTCCAGCCTGTGGATGTCTTTCCGTTGAGTAAGTAAGTGGTCTGCCTGTTGGTGTTTTATGTGGTGGTGACCAATAACCGGTTATGATTCCATTTTCCTTTATTGGAACGTTAGGCCCATATACTTCACCATAATACAAATATCTTGCATAAGGTGAATTGTACTGTATCTTTCCACTGCCTATCACTGTTCCGGCTGTTGCAGACTGTATCATTGCTCCTGTCTCCATTGGAGTGTACGGAACCATTAATCTCAACACTTCACTGTCAACAAACCGTTGAACCGGACTTCCTTCTTCCAACAATTTCTTTTTCTCATTGATTGCTCTTTGAAAATCCGAATCATCAAATCTGATTACATCTGTCATTTCTAATCACATCCCAACTCATAATGCCACATTCTTCTGTTTCCTATTAAGCAGGGTTCTATTGAAGATATTGTATAAACCTTATGCTCTGTTCTTAATTTTCTGTAACTTTCAGAACTTGCCCTTTCTAATGTTTCATCAAACCTTACAGAACACTTGCCTATCACTATCAAATCACCTGTTTTAAATGGCAATTCCTTTTCTGTTGGAACTGCAATAAACAGAGAATGGGACTTTTTTTCTCCATCCTTACTGTCACTGGAATTAGACTGTTGTTCCAAATAAACATTATAAAAATTGCTTTTAAACCCTTTTTCCTTTTCATAATGAGTAATGACATTGTTTGTAATCACTTTAACACCCCCTGTACAAAAGTCCTGTTCTTCCAAGCCATTTATGTACAATGTTGGTCACTTCTTTGTCATACCTTTGTTTCATGTTCTCTGTGGATTCATAGGTTACAGAATAGTTCTTTATTTTTTCACTTGAAACACCACTTGGCTTTTCGCTTATTCCATTCTCATATGTATTAATGCATTCAACCAATTCGCAGCAACAATTCTGAACTTCATCTACTATCTCTGCATTTTCCTTTAATCTGTTGAATGTATACATGTCTATGATTCCCTGAGCCTTTATCAAAAGTTTGTGGAAGTCGGCAGATTCAACCACCGGCTTTCCACAACAATATTCATTAGCATAATATGAAAAGGATGTATATCTCCTATACATATTACTTAGAAGCAATCATTGTAACTGCTTCTGTAATATCAGCACTGTTAACGGTAATTGTGCCTGATACCTTAATCTTACCTGTTGCTGTTACTGCATATGGATATGTACCCGGTCTAAGATTAAATTCGACACTACCATTTGCATCTGTCTTAAGCTTTGAGCCATTAACATCTACTCTTGCTCCCTTAATTGCAACAGGGCTTGATTTTGTATCATCCTTTACAGTAAATGTAGCCTTATGTGTTGTTACAGGTGTTGCAGGTTCAAGATATGCAAAAGGACATCCAACTCTATCCTCATCAACTCTTGTTGCAGGATTTGGAAGTGCCCAACCAATTCTGAACACAACTCTAAGAGCAATCATGTCCTGCTGTGCAAGGTTGTACACAATTTCCTTTGTTGATGGATCCTGAATTACACCTTCTGTTAAAATCTTTGTAGTAACATCCTGTCTGATTGAATATACTGCCTGTGAGAAATCTCCTGCTACTAACTGTGCAATTGAATTATTGAATGCTCCATTAACAGGGAACTGCATAGGTGTTCCATCAAGTGCATATGATGTTGCATCCTGCATTGACTTAACAAAAATTGGATTGCCTGTAGTGTCCTTAATGCTTCTTAACTTAGCCTTCATGTTAGTTGCTGCAATAACTCCACTTACTGCATATCCATCATCTTCAACCTTAGCAAACACTCCATCTTCGCCAAGAATCTTGTCATAATAGTTTGGTGTTGAACCAACTGCAACATTGTTTCCTGACTGTCTTGCCAATGTAATGATGTCATTCTGCCACTCTGCCGGTCTGTTCTCACCAAAGATGATTGCACTGTCAACTCTCTGACCGATTGCTTCAATTACTCTTGGTGTAACTTCTCCCATAATGTCAAACTCTGCATCATCAAGAACCGCTTCAGGAATTGGTACGATAACTGCAAGCTCTGCTGCTGTTAACCATACATTATCCCAAGCCTGTTTTGATGTCTGCTTCATTCCTGTGTCACCATTTACCCAGTATGCTGTAGGTAAAAAGTCTAACACTCTGATTCTTGTCTGTTTTGATGTCATGTTAGGCAACTTCTTTGCCATAGCCATAAATGTTGATGATTTTGGTACATCCTGTGTAATGGCTTCCACTACCTGCTCACGGATAATCGCTTCCGCATTCTCTCTGTTAATAATCTCTGTCATTTTTAATCTCCTTTTCTCTGTTTATTCTTTTCCAAATAAGCTTCTTATTGCTTCATTTGCTCTTGTCTTTTTATCATCAGAACCACCACCTAATGGCATTGGTCCCGGTGTTGATCCAACAACGTATGGAACTTTCTTGTTTGGTTCAAACAAATATCCCTGTTCCTTAACCATTCCATCAAGAGCTGTTCTTATGTCCTTGTCCTGATTCTTGCTGGACTTAAGAGCTTCCACATCAAGAAACGGCATGATTGCCTTAATGTCTCTGGCCTTGTATTCGCTAGCAATACCCTTAACCAAATCATTAAAATCTCTGTCTGCAATACTCGCTTCATATTCAGCTTTGTTGGTTGCAAGTTTGTTTGTAAGATTTGTAATTTCACCTCTTAACTTTGCAACATCCACACCTTCAAAACTCTTAAGTTTATCCTGTGTTTCATTTAACTGATTTATTAATGTTTCAACTTCTCCCTTAGCCTTTTCAATATCGGCTCCGTTTTCATTCATAATCTTTTCGATTACATCTTTTTCCAGTCCTAAGTCTTCTAAGAACTTTCTTTTCATATTTAAACATCCTTTCCGTTACGCTTTTATACGTGGTTGCTTCACTTACTTTTATGATATTTTGAACACTTTTACGTCTTATTCAGGACCATATAAAAAAGACAGTCCTAAGACTGCCTGATTAACTATTTTTTATTTCTGCTTACCTGACTTGGCAAGTATTATGATTGTTATGCATATGAGCAATGTTATCTGCACAGATGTTGCCATAATGTACCTCCTTTACTATTTTAGGGTATAAAAAAGAACCTATCTCTAAGTTCCTTAATTATCTACTATTAAATTTATAACCCCGGTGTTATCTCCTTAATGCCTTTGGCTGCATTATAGATTTTTCTCATTATGGAATTTTCCTGTAAGTATTCCAATCCCTTTAATGTGATTCGCATATTATTACATTCCACAATGGTTTCTCCTGTAATTTTTGTACTAACTCTTACACCTTTGATATAACCAACATCAGCCATCATTTCTATGTAACGCGACCAACGTTCCTTTGATACACCAAGTGCTCTACAATCGATTATTGATATGTCAAATTCAGGCAAATCCATTGCTTTTTCCAAGGTTGAAAGAATCTTGTACACCGCTTTGAAATTATCCATAATACCTCCTTTGGAATATAAAAATACCACCTAGCCTTTTGACTGGGTGGTGTTTAGGAATTTAGACTTTCTGCTTTTCTTTGTTTCCACAACGGCTTATATGTTCGATTGCGAACCTCTTTACAATGATTTAGATAATACTTTTTTTCTTCTAAATATTCTCCTACTGTCATTCCTTCAAAAACAAAAGGATACTGATTTAAAAGAATTGGATCTAAAACTTCTGAAGCTATTTCTTCACATTGTTCTTTTGTATAATATAATCCGTCATATTCAAACAACTCACTCATATTCTTTCATTCCTCCTTTTGCAAACTCTTGTATAGCTAAATCTCTAGTAAATATTTCTATTTCTATACCATATTTATAATGCTTATCGTGTGGAACTCTATCTCCATAATGTTCTTGTCGATATTGTGCTCTCTGTTCATCATATCGTAATGACATAAAATCATTACAATGTTTTCCATTAGTCTCTGTTAATGTTATTATACCATCATTTCTTACTGCTGCAACTATTTCTAATCGAACATTATTTGCCATTAACTCCACATCTGCCAACGACATTTCTGTAGCATTATTATGATTATGTATGAAAGCAAATTTGCTTTTAGGATGTTCCTCCAAATACTTATATAAAGTACTTCCACCTACTGAACCTGGTAATTCATCAGTATGATGACATACTATATCACCACTATCCAAATCAACTAAACACATATGTTCATATCTATCTTCTGAACCTCTTTTCGCTACTTCTAGTGCTGCTTCAGACATTGCATTATTAATTTTTTCACTTCGTCCTTCCACCTCAATACGATAGTTTTTATTTTCATCAAAACTAACTTCTTTTCCAGGTAAGTTTTCTCTCGCTACTAACGTTCTATTGTAGTGTTTACCAATATCCTTTAACCCATCAGCATTAATTCTATCCCTGTGCTCACGTAATCCCATCTTCTTGCTGAAATCACTGTATTTTCTTGATAGTGTCTGATACTTGCACCTTGCAGCTATTACCTCGTCTGAATCATCTGCTAAACCTGATTGCTTTAATAAGTTAATGTCCTGCCTGTACTTTCTCATTGATGTTTCAAGTCTGCGTTGATATTGGGTGGCTTCATACTTGTTGTATTCCTTGCCATTGTACTCTTTTTTTTCGTTTTCCTGCCTGTTTAATTCTTCAAGTTGTTCATCTGTATATGTTCTAACAGAAATGCCGGGAATGAACGGATAAAATGTGTGTCGGCAGTTTGCTCCACACAAGCCATCAACTTCACCATAACCTGTTTCTCTTATGAATGACTTATAAAGTACTCCTGCTTCTATTTTCTCTGCATTTGGGTTTGCTCTGTCCCAATAGAATACTCTTCCCTGCCATACCTGATGTGTAGGTCTTGCAGTTGAATGCCAGCTTGTTTCAACGCACTCAGTATCAAGTTTCTGCATGTTGTCAGAATTTATTTTACTTGTTACCTGATTGACACCTGTAAGTATTGCTCTTCTTGCAGCAACATCTATTCTTGTGGATATTCCTGAATCATAATTAATGCTTCTTACTCCACTCCTTGTCATTTCATCAGTAACTTTTCTGATAATGCTGTTATAGTCAAACGTTCCGTTAAGCACGTGCATAAATGCATTGTCCATTGTATCCTTAAAATAATCATCAACTGTTTTAAATGTTTTTCTGCCATTTGGTTGTTTGACAGCAAATCCCATTGTCCTTGTGATGTTTTTCAACTGTTTTGCTGTTTGTTGCTTGGTTGCTTCTATTAACTGCTGCAATGCCATGTTTTCCTCAAATGGTATAAATTCCTGACCTACTGCCCTATATAATGATTCATCTCTTAAATATCCTTCCTTTAAGGTATCAGAATATAATTGTTCTATTTCTGTATCACTTAAATTCAAGGCTTCCTGAATGTGTTTCTTTATGTCAGTCTTGTCAGCTCCCATATTGTACAGCCTATTTAATTGCCAATCTGCTGTCCTTGTAATCTCACCGGTCTCTGCAATTCTTCTGATAATGTCATTCATGATGTCATTTTCCAAGCCTGCATATATTTCTTCAATGTTCTTTGGAAATAACTCTAATTCATCTGACTTGTACACTATTCATCATCTCCTGATGTATCATCCGGCTGTCCTGCCAGTTTCTGTATTGCAATCTCTTCTGTTTCTCCATACCATTTCATTCGGTACTCAACCAATGTCATTGCTCCCATTGCAACATCTGCTCTGTCGGTCTGACGTGCCTTTTCTGAATCAACAACTATGCTATCATCCCATTCAAATGAAGTATTTATCTCTCCTTCCGGTGCCAATCCATAAATGCTTGTCCAAAAGTCCATAGCTTTTATAAGGTCCTCTAATGCATTTTGTAAGGCATTCTGTGTATCAGACACCATTGAATAAGAACGTTGCTTACTGGTTTTTATTTCCTCTGCTGTCTTATCAACATTGTTTGGATCAGAAATAGTTCCATATGCAAGGTTACAATCAAACTCAACTCTCTTAAGCTGATTGTTAAATCCGTTATATAAACTCTGGTCCCTAATGTCAGGTGAGTACGTGTCTATGAATGGCTTGTCTACTGCTCCTGAACTGTAATCAAGAGTTCTGTATAATCTGTCCTTTCCTCCCGGATATTCAAACTTGTCTGTATTCTCATTACGTTTTAACAAGCTTTCAGCAATATGTATTGCAGCTTCCTTTGATACATACTCCCAATCAATCTGCGAATATCTTTCATCTGCGATCTTGATTGAATCCACTGCCTTAGAATAAACAGAAACACCTATGGGTGATGTTGAATCAATTATGTTTGCCAGTGGAACTTTAAAAAATCCTATTGGTAATTTGTCAACATTCTTAAACTTAAGTTCACTTTCAAGCATGTTCCACTTATCCACATAACTTATTGGCACCTCAGTCCCCAATACTTCCGGGTTAGTGCTAACAAAAACCAGGTTAGTTATGGTCAATTCATCATTCTCTATGGTGTTTCTTTCTAATCTTGTATATATTTTTTTGTTTTTTCTAAACTGTTCTGTAAAAATGCAATCTGTTACATTTCCTGAATCATCAAATGACACCGGGAAGAAACAATCTGCCTGTATGTATTGGACTGCAATACCATTACTTGTTATGTATGGCTTAAATACAAGACTGCCTTTTGCACATCCATATTCAACATACCTTCTAAGACTTTCCAGAACCTTTTTATAATATGGCTCTATGTATTCTGCTCTTTCACTTCCGGTACATTCACTCTTAAGTTCAAGGGTTACAAGTCTTGCAATCTCCTGTGATATGCTTGCAGGAAGATTGCAGCTTTCTGTTTCTCCCTTTATCCAGGGTGCCTTGCCTTTGTACATTGCATTCCATAATTCTATGTGTCCTGACATTACTGTAAGATATGACAAATCTACAGGATTATCAGAATGTTTATTTAATACTTTCCCTATTTGGGTAACCATGTTTGAATATCTCATACCTTACACCTCTACTCATACTTAATAAATCTGCTTATATCCCTTTCAAATGTATATTCGAATGCATCAAGCGAATCAATGTCACTTGTGCCATCATCCAATCTTTCATCAGATGTTAAGTTCTTTGGATTCCACAATGCTCCACATAGTGCATTCTCCAATGACTTGCAATGCTGTCCCATGTACTTGAATCTGCCCTGTCCCATCATTCTTTGAACGAATCTTATTCTGTCATTTATTGGTATCTTCATTGCGTTCTCTATTCTTAGCCAGCCTAATCCATTCTTTCTTGAAGTACTTCTTAATCCGGCTATTAGTGTCTGCTCTGCACTATCACAATACACGTGTGTTATATGTCCATACAAATTCAAGACCTTTAAACAGAAGTCAACAAACAACTTTCCAAGCTTTTCAGGATCTATGTCATTCTGCGAGCAATCAATCCATTCTGATGCCAATGGAACAATATCCATATATCCTCTTGTATATCCTGTGGCACAAAATGCGTGTCCTGAACCACTACCACCAAAATCCACACCTATGTTAATTTCCATTATGTTCAATGGCTTTTCATAAACCTTAAACGGATTAGGATTCTGTGTCTGTGCATCATTAAACAATTTGTATACTGCTCCTTCTGCTGCCACCCATAGACCTCTTATGTATCTGTCATAATAAACAGTACCCCTATACTCATTGCATAGGTTTTCAACAAATTCCTTTGGCAAAAAAGGATTATCAAATATTGTGTATTGCTGGCAATATATGTCTGCATCAGAATCAAGGAATCTCTTAAACCAATGACTTGGATTGTCCGGGTTACACGCTCCATCAAAACAACTGTATGGCTTATCAAGACGTGACTTTAATAATTCAAAGACTTCCTTGTTCCACTCTGCAACTTCATCACCATAAACATATTTAAGTGATGAACCTCTAAGTTTTGATACCTGACTTACTTTCTCAGCTCCAAGACAATAGGCATAATCTCCAAAAATACTAACAATGTTGTTTGAACCTATGTCTCCAATCAAGTTAGGGCCATATATTTCTCTCATTGGTTGCAAAACATTTCTTTCAATGGTTCCCTTTGATACTCCTATGATTGCATTTAATCCATCCTTGCCAACTCTTTCCCTTATTCTTGACGGAATGGTATATAAGTTATCCATATAAGATTTTCCTGAACGGGTCGCCCCGGTCTTTACGTTGTATCTGTGATTTGCATTCCTTACAAATTCCATCTGCTTATCACTTAGAACCATCTTTGTCACCTGCCTGTTTTTTAATCTGCATCAGTAATTCATCCACTCTTGATATTTCTTCCTCACTAGCCTTACCTGTTGCCCTGTCAACCTGAACATTGAGAAGTTTTATCCTTGCCCTCTGTTCAGAAGTTGCCATATCCATATGATTTGCCAACCAATCAAGAGCTCTCATCCTATCCATTAGCCTTACAGATGAATTTCTAAGATTAATGTCTGCTATTAAAGTCCCATCCACTTCGTCAGAGTTTTTGAATTTAACAACATTTAGCTTCTGCTTTAATACTTTCTCATTTCCATCTTTATCCTTAATCTTTACAGGACCAAATGCTCCAATAACGTCCGTTTCTTCCTGACCAAAGGTTACGTAGTCCGTTATGTCTGCAAAGGCAATATCCATATATTTTTGGAATATGTCTTCTTCCGACAACATTTCCCTATTCAATCTGTTCTGTTTTAATTCCGTGATGCATTTTCTTATTTTTTCCTTTTGCAACAATCTGCAACCTGAAACTGCTGCAACATTATATTTAACACCATAGGCTTTCATGTATGCCTTGGTTGCATTAAAACAACGAACATAGTAAATGCAAAATAACCTTTGTTCGTCCGTTAGATTATCGTTTTCAACTACCTGCTCAACTTCATCAAAAGAAGTAGTATTTTGTATGCGTACTTTTTCCATTTTTGTACGCGTACTTTTTTGCCCTTTTCGATTCCAGTTATACCTTGTCTTCCAAGATTTTACTGTGCTAATTGATACATTATATTTCTCGGCTATTTCTTTATATTTGAAACCATTCATATAGTCTGTTTCTGCCTGCTCATATGTTTTTAATTCATTATTCACAACACCACCTCTCTTACTTTTGTGCATAAAAAATAGAGCCTTGCTAAATTGCAAAAGCTCTATTTATACGCAGGCACCCGGATTTGCACACGGGGTCTCCCTCAACCAAGGAACTCTCCTCCTGAGTTATAACCTGCTAATAATAAACAATTTTCTTAAAGAAAATATACGTTGATTAGACGTTGCTTTTCAGCTATTTATTATTTATATAATCATATCATTTAGAATTAATCCTATCAATTATTTTTCTTTAGTAGTTATAAAAACATTAATATGGAACCTTGTCATTATAACAAAGCTCCATACGTAGTAATAGTCAATCGGAATTGAACCGATGCCTTGTCAGTGGCAATGCCATACATCAACACGTTCTGCCAGCCTAAACTATTTTCTATTACTCTTGCTATTGTACCATACCTTATTCACCTTTTCAACCAACGCTCTCTCTTTGCTTGTTAAATTAGCAGCTCCTTTTTTTGAATCATTTTCACTATGAAAATACCCATGATGAGTATGTGGTTTCATACCTTTATGGTAATGATCCAAATGTATGGTTTTTATTCTTTTTCCGTCATTATCAAAATATGTGATTTCCGTAGGACCATCTTTTCCTGTAACTGCATACACTCTTCCTTTAGTCATTGTTTCCATCAATGGTTCTGACTGTCTATTTATTTTTTTCACAAATTTAACATTTCCCGATTTCGAAAGAGCCTCATATTGAGTTCCATATGTATTTCCTGATACGCTTATACCGCTACTTGCTCCACGTCCGCCCATTACTTTTTTCTAAACCTTTCCTGAAAAGCACTCATATTAATAACTCTATCGTCTTTTATTTCACTTGGTACTTTTCCATAAAATAATATTTGTGTTGGTTCTAATCTCTCCAACATTTCTTTGTACCCATTCATAAACAATTCCTTTGCCTGCTTATTTTTCTGTGTTCCAACACTTGAAACTGCAACCGCTGAACCTTTTGGTTCTCCATCAAAACACCACTCAAAACTGTCTTCATTACTCCATCCGATTGTCGGTATTACGCTGATTCCATTAATCTGCATATATGCACCTATCCAATGCTTTCTATAATGGTTATATATTTGCAATGCTCTTGGATAATCGCAATACACACTAAAGTCTGGGCTGAATATACATTTAAACTGTTTTAGCATATCGACGTATGCATCAGGTCTGTTCCAAATTCTTTCAAACTGGTAATCATATAAAAAGAAATGCACCGCCTTATTTCCACGTTCTTTACAGGTTTTTGCCTGATTAAATCCTATTAATTCACAATCAGTGAATGTTTCAGGACTTAACAATGGAATATCATAAGCTCCCACTCCCTCGAATGCTGCCTTTTGCAAATTCAAATAATTTATTTCCACAATCCTACTAACTCACTTCCTATTTCCCCACAAAAAAAGACAGCCTTTCGACTGCCTTAAGACGTTTTACAATAAATACTTTTAGAGGATTTCATTCAGATAAACAAAAATTTTTTCTCTGCTTTACTCATTTATCACATTCTAATGATAATCTATGTTCATAGGGACATTCAAGGACACATTCATTAATTTTTCTATTTCCTGTAATCCCATTCCGTGCAATCTAGTAGTGTGCCTATATGACATATCCATTTCTATTGCTATTTCTTCCCATTTTTTAGATTGACAATATCGCTTATACAGTATTTCTCTGCATACCTCATTGCTTACCTTGGAAATTACTGCCATAACTTCGGCTCTTACCTCAACCAGTGTGCGAACCTCTATGTTCCATTCTTCTATCTTTTCCTCAATAGTACAAATTGTATCTGCCATCTTGTCTTGTGACGTTGAAGATATTACCCTTTCCCCTTGGCTGATTGCACTTGTACTTGTAACTAATTCCTGTAACGTCAGAATCTCTTCTTTTAGTCTTTTTATTCTGTGCTCTGCCCGACTAACCTGTAGCAGATACTCTTTAGCTTTATTTACTTCTGTCACTTTACCAATCCTTTCTCTATTTTTCTACATAAAAAAACCAACCACCGAATATTGGTAGTTGGTTTTGATAACCTCTATGCACTCTAAATATTTATATCTTTTACAAAACGATTTATAGTTCTGCAATTCGGACAAGTACACTCTATCTCGAATTTTATACTGCCATCATCATTTCTTCCAATAGCAAAAGCATTAGCTCTCACCGCAGGAACTTCATATACAACTATACTTCCCCTTCCTGCATCAGCTATTTTAGTCCATTTTAATGTTTTTCCACAAACATAACATTCATCTGTTCCTGAAAAACTCTTTCCTATCATTTTATTTCTCCCTTCTCTGTTGTGATAGAAAAATTATATCAAACCAACTACCAGTATTCAATTTTCAATGTACCTTTGTTTCTAATCCTTATCCTGCAACTTGCATATCGCCCATAAGACGAACACTGCTCCAATTACCAGGACTATTGCCAATGTGTTAATTATCGCCACTTACTCCACCACCTTCCACAATCTTAATTGCTTTATTTGAGCCTATAACATCAACTTGTCCTGTTTTACCGCTTTTATCAATAATTACATTTATTCTTGCTGTCCATTCTTCTATTTCTTCTATGACCTTATCCACGTCATAAGCTGTTGGCTGTGCATCAATAAGCATTTTTCCTGCTTGTCTTGTATCTTCTGCAAACTTACTTGCTCCCACAAACACTTCATTAAAGTCTATTTTATCTGCGTCTATTAATCTCATTTCTTTCCTCCTTAATTCAACACTAATGTTACATCAACTATTAGTTTTACTTCCGTATCTTCAAAAAAATATGATGTAGTACCATTTTTTAAATACACTGCGTTAATTCCAGTTGCTTCAATTTTTATAAAAACCTCGTCATTAAAAATAAATACATCTCCAATCTTCAACTCCTCAAATTTGCTTACACACCCTCTGTTAGTTTCAATCTTCATCTTCTTTTCTCCTTTCTAAAGACATATGTATGCAACATATGCTATCGTTCCAAAAAACAAAATTCTTTGTTTGTCATGTTATTCTCCTTCTAACTCATTCCAATCAATCAAAACACACTGGTTATAACATGGATAATATGTAGTAGTTCCTGTTTGCTCCTCACACCATTTATCCAACAATTTTTGTAATCCATCTGTATCACACTGTTCACTTGCCTCTTCATGTAAATCTTCACAAGCACTTTCAATTACACTTTCAGCGTCAACATAAATCTTTTCTACGCTACAAACCCACAATCTTTCAGGCTTTATTTCTGATTCATTTGTATGGTAATTAATGTAACTATCAAAGAAATCATCAACAGTATCGTAATACTCATCATATTCCTCACAATAGAGCATCGTATCAACGTCTTTTTCCTCAACTACAGTTGCTTTAGAAATTATTTCCTTCCATTCTTTTAATTTCTTTTCTTCATCAGCTTTCTTCTGTCCTTCGCAGTCGCAATGCATATATGACTGATTCTTATATGGCTGCCAACAATAAGGACATAATCTCTGTACTCCATTGAAACAACTTCGGCAGAACGAAAGTGCTTGATGCTTATATGGGAAATGATATTTTCTGCCAGCTTCAGAATCATCACCTTTAATACCATAAACATTGTCTTCAATTCTCATGCCAAGACCATTGCAAACAGGACAAATTCTTTCGTTTTCCTTTAAATCTTTGATTAGAATTTTAGAAAATGATTTCTGAATTGTTTCGTAAAGATTTACTTCTTCTCTATGTGTTAAGCTCATACAATTATTCTCCAATTCTTCTTTATACTTTTCGATATTTAACATTTCTCTCACTCCTTAACATTTCTTAACATTTTTGTCCTTTAGTTCCTGCTTCTTTTTGTTCTTGGCTCTGTCTAATCTAGCCATTAGAATGCCTGTTTCCGTAATCTCATTTGAATTGTTCAACCCATTGCAGTTGAGATATAGTAGTTCCGACCGGGTTATGCACCTTAAATTGTCGATGTCGAAATTTCTCTTATTTCCATCAAGGAATATTATTGGGCAGCCTTCGGGGATTTTTCCCTTAGTTTCTTCATACACAACTCTCTGCTTTAATCTCCACTTGTTAGGCTCCGCAACCTTAACCTCTATGTATCCGTCTTTTGAAATTCTTTCACTTCCAACAGGTCTGTGGTTTGGTGGAACGTTGCCCTTTGCAAACATTGTGTGTTTTACTTTTTCATAGACTTCCTTTGGCATTTTCTTGCCCTTGTTGTGTGGTGTCTGCCCCTTTCTGAACTTGCCGGTTAATCCTGAATTTAATTTATTGTTTGCCTTGTATGATTTAATCGTTCTACTTGTTATGTTGGTATTGAACTTCTGATTAAACAGGTCTGCAAGCTCCTGGTTATATCTTCCCTTGTAATTATCCAGAATGAATTGCTTCATTTCATCCGTGTATTTCATTCCATACATTACTTACAGCTCTCCATTCATTTGTTTGTTATTCCAAGCAATGGGATTTCAACATCCTCACCGCTTCCGTATTCATCAAAGTGCTTTTTCGCCTGCAATGCCAGGTTCCCATTATCAATGATTGTCTTGGCAATCTTGTTGACCGATTCACTTCTCTTGATTTCCTTATCAAGTTCTTCCATTGACAGCTCATCATCATTTATTCTTTCAATTGCTTCAAACAAATAGTTGTTCAAATCTGATAGTGTATTCTTCATTGGTTATTTACTCCTTTGCCTTTAAATTAATTTATTTAATCACTGTTCTTAAGTCTCTTCTTTCGCTGTCCATGTCTATTCCACATTCTTCTGCAATTATGCTTATCTGCTCTTCCCATGTGCTGTAATCCTCTGCAATGCATTCAGACTTGTTGTCGAATCTCTCAAACATCTGCTTTATTCTTTTGTTACCAAAACCAAATTCATCATGCATTGTTACAGCCATTAGGATTTTTACATACAGTACTGTGTTGTACTTAACATTGTCACTGAATTTGTCTAAGTCTGCCTTTGATACCCTTAAAGGTAGGTCAATGGCATTTCTCATTTTTAGGTCTGCTTCCAAGGCATCCAATCCCTTTTCTCTTGCAAACCTCAGGGCATATGCCATACCCTCACGTCTTGCCTGTTCCTCTTTTGACATTCTTGCCATCCTTATTTCCTCCATTGCCATAAGCCTTTGCCCTAAAAATATTTAGTGCATTGTCTCTTGGTCTTCCGTCATTTATGAACTCTTCCTGTTCGTGTGTTAAAATGCAGCCAAATTCCTTACTTGTCTTTTTTCTCATTCATTTTCTCCAGCTTCGCCTTAAGCTCTGCTCTCTCTTCCTTGATTCTTGCCAATCTTACGTGATCATCTGCTGATAAGATTGAAACTGAAAATAAAATCTGCGATTCCATTCTGTCCAATTCCTCTAAGCGAATTTCTATGTCCTTAACTTTCATTTTGTTGTTTCCTCCTCTTGTCTCTGTTTTCAATCAGTTGTCTTTCTAATGCCTGATAGTCATATTGCCTTTGGTCATTAAATGTCTTCTTGTTTTGTTGCTCTTTCTTTACAGGATAAAAATTACTCCAATCACCTGCTATGGCATTCTTGACTGCCTGTATTTTCTCCTCGTCCGTGTCTGCCACCTGTTCAAGTCTCTCAATCAATGTCTGTATCTGATAGCCAACAATCTGTCTTCCCTTTTGTTCCCTAAGTTCCAGAAATTGTCTAAACACGTCATTAAGGTTTTCGTTGGAAAAATACTTTATATTTTCTTTACTTTTGTTTTCTTTTATTTTCTTTTGTT